GAACCGCCTGTTCGCCCAACATGGCGAACGCCGGAAAGTAAAAGTCATACCGAGTGGAACGAGACCACAGCTTACGCAAACCCTGTTGATACGTAAGATCAGCACGAACGTTGACTAGTCCAATAATGTAACCATGTTCAGTAAACGACTGAGTAAAGCCGTGACCATGAGCCAAATAAGTCCCCATGGCAGCAAGATTGCCGAGGGGAGTAGTAGTACCAGTAGCCGAAGTGCCCGACGTTTGGGCAATGGGATTGACATTAATAGGCGTACTGCCACCACCCAAATACTCAGGACGCTGGAGACGAGCATCAGGGGAAACAACACCAAAGTGAGCACGGATAATTTCAGTATAGCGAGTGCCACCACGAGCATCTCTTTCCAATAGTTTTTGAATCTGAAAACTTTGGCGAAGTTGATTAATCGTTGCGGCTGTAGCAGTTGAGAGATCAGCATATAAAGAGGCTCCAGGATTACCAATGGCATAGTTAGTAGAAGTCCACAAATTCGCGGAAGTCTGGTTAGGGTCCAAAGAACCATAGGTACCAGCACTAGATTCAATCAAAATTTTCTGATTGTTAGTCGTAGTGTTAATGCGAATAGGAGCCGAAGTACCCAGAGGAATACTTACAGCAGCGCCGCCTTTCTGCGGCCACGGTAAACAGCCCGTGAAATAATCATGACGCTTGCCGCGTCGAAGGAGTGAATAGTTGGTATAGACATCGGGACCATCCGAAGTGGTTTCATAAACGGAATTCTGAAGATTCTGATCACGGAACCATTCGTTGTAAATCCGATTGTAAGCACGCAAAGGTAAAGCGGAATGCGAAACAGTATTACCCGCACCAACCTGACCGACAGTAGGAAGACCCATGTAGTCGAACAGAGAACCAACAGCATAACCAGAAGCAGGAGTAGTACACGTAGGAACAGTGTAAGAAATAGAGTCAGCAGGATTGTCTTGTTCCCCCATAAACTTGACCCAATTAGTCCAGATCAAGCGGTTAGGAACAAAGAAAAAGAACGACTCAAGATGGAGATTATCCATCACAGGAAAAATAGGCGTAGCCAAACGCCCGAAAACCGTCATATTGACGTTAAACGTATCGCCAGGAAGTACCTCTTCAACCATGATAGGAACGAGATAACCAGAATCAAAAGTCGTTTTCAACGTCTTCTGCATGGCGAACTTAGAACGCGGAATATCCGCTTTGGGAATCATCGCGAAAGAATGCGAAGAAACTGATTTATTGTGAAACATAAAAATCCAGAAAAAAAAGGGGGCACGAAGCCCCCAAGTGGTTAAAGATCAGGCAGAAACAACGTCTTTGCCACGGACAAGAACAGCAGGATAACTATCGTCAGTAAGAAAAATTCCCTTGGAGTCGTCAAATTCACCCAAAATGTATAAATCAAAATCGTCAGGGTGACGGCGAAGATCATTAGCTGGATCGTCACGATTAACCTCATCGGTAAAAGAGCGAATAGCCGCAGCCTTCGCAGGAACAAACACAGGACGCCCAAAAGCTTCGGACGCACGATCAAAAACGGAAACCACTACTTGCTTCATTGTAAACCTCTTCTAAAGGATGTTAAGGCGGCATTGGTAACCACTTCCTTCACAACCAAACGTTCGTCTGTGTTGTCAGGGAAGTTCAAGCGCGCCGCCAATTCACGCTCAAACTGTAAAACCTCAAAAGCCTCAGGATCGCTCCGCTCAAGAAGTCTATCATAGAACTTCGGAGGCTTCGTCTCCTTTCCACGAACTATAACGTAATCCTGCGGATAAACGTCGGATTTGTACTTGTCAAACCAGCCGGCACCGATGCCAGGCTTAAGAGACATCTTCGTGAACTCAGGAATCATAGAGTACACCTCTCCGGTGTCCTCACAAACACGTTCGTAATGAGACTTAGCATTGAAGCCAGTTACCTTCTTCATCACATAACGGGCAACATAGGCAGCACTCTCAAAAGTAACGTCACCAATCAACGATTGACCCTGGGGCCAAAGTGACTCTAGCAACTCAGAGCGATACAACATAGAACCAGAACCAGAACGCTTAAAAGGCTTCTTGTCTGGAAAATCAAAACCAAAAATACAAGCATGGAAATGAGGGCGAGACGTAGTCTCCCCATACTCCCCACACATGTAAAAACGAGGCTTCACGGGGTGAACCCTCTTACGGAGACGCTTCATAAATTTCTGAAAGTCCACGTAGTCCAACTGTCCCCGATCAGGTAAGTGATCTGGGGCGTAGGTAAGGGTAATGAAGGAATTAGCCTCAGAGAGGCTGGCTTCATGCATACAGCGCATCGCCCATTGGCGACTGCGCTCAAGGCGACACCCGACACACTGCCCACAGGGTAGAGACAAGGTCTTGACAACATCGAATCGCTTCCGCTCTTGAAAAACCACCTCACCATTAGCGCATTGATACGCCGTCAGGGGGTGGAAACAGGGCATTACAGCCGCCAACCGCCACGCATAGGGGTGGCCATCATGTTAGGGGCTTTCGTATGCTGAATGTGGCCACGGAAAGAACGGGCAGAAGCATGCTTATTGACAGAGTGACGAGATAGGGGTTTCATAAAAATTCTCCAAAGGTTAAAGGCATTGTAGTCTAAAAGGTGTCACCTAGCACAGTTACATCAAGTAGGGAACTGTGCTAGCGCCCCTTTCGGGGCTTAAGTTACGCCGCTGGCGCGGCTACATCACCCGCTGACGCGGGTGATTTGTCACCAGGAGAAGGCACCAGCAAACCAAGTTTGCGAGCCTCGTCCATATTGGCAGGGTCAGAACAAAATTCAACGAACCGGTGAGGGTCGTTGTAGAAGCGCGAACGAACGTTCGCAGGCATAGCCATAAAAGATTCCTCAGCCGACCGAATAGCATTCATAGCGGTCTGGAAATCATAGACTTCTTCAAAGTCAGCGTACTGGGGAGCACGCACATTGTCCGGCAATTGGCCGGTCAAATTAAAACGCCGAACTATCGTATTGATATCGGCATCATCAGCAAATTGCTGCTGGGCGAGAGACTTATCCTCGCACAAAAGACCTGTCTCCAAAGAGACAGCGTCACGATCATAATTAAAAGGGGAACGGAGAAAAATAGAAGACATAAAAAACCTCATTTAACAGTCATAGAACGGAGAAGATCAAGAATAGGCTTATATTGAGCATAACGCCGACCAATATTGTCGGCGCCTTTGGTAGCCTCAACGTCAAATTGACGCAATGTAGCCTCAGCATCATTGATAGCAGCCTGGAAACCTGCGGAACGAGTCAAAGCAGCGAAATGCGTCGAAGACGCTTTAAGATTGTCCACAGTAGCACGAATCTGGTTACCAACCTCAGTAAGGTTGTAACCTTGTTTAACCAAATTTTGGTATTCCTCACCCAAATTTTTAACGACCGATTTAACACGTTCGTTATCGGTCTTAAGATTCTCTAACTCTTGATCAACCTTACGAGTAGTGGAACGAATCAAATCCGCCTGAACCCGAGACTGGTCAGCGGAAGCGCGGTCAGCATCGGCAGAAGCCTCATACTTGTCACGCTGCGCATTAGCAGTAGCACCCGAAGAATAGGAAGAAGCGACACCCGCAAACGGGTTTTGCGCCTGATAGGAAACACCAGTAGGGGGCGAACCCCCACCCTGGGAATAAGCAAGAGTAGGAGACAAACCAGCCGCCTGGAGATCCTTGACAGTAGTCTGATACCTAGTAGCAAACTGATTGGCAGAAAAGTCCTGCGCCATAGACGCAGACTGGCGGGCATCAGCCCGTTGGAGCAACCCGCCAGCCGCAGACGCGGCACCCATAACAATAGCGTCGTCGATGCCAAACATATCAGAAGTGATCAATCAAGCCGGGAACGGAGTAGAGCGGCATGGGACGCGCGGCCTTGATGTCGAAAAACGCATCCAATAGCAATTGCTGCCCATTGGCAGCAGCCCCAACGGCGAGATTCCGCGATAGGGGCGGAGCGTCCTGAATGAATGTGGCGTTGAGAGTAGGTAGCGCCGTGAACCTCTGCGCATAATGCCAGGGGTCGATTGTACCGGCCGAAGTAGATTTAAACAAACCCGTAATCTGACTGGGGTTGTAACGGTACTCAGCCCAACGCTCCTGGTAGCCGAAAACATTGGCATCATTCGCCGAACCATCGCAATAAATCTCCCGATTAAGAACCGCCTGTTCGCCCAACATGGCGAACGCCGGAAAGTAAAAGTCATACCGAGT